CTGTGGTGCTGTCATACTCTTTGATTACATCTTCTGCTGCGTCATAGAAGTAGAACAACTGTCCATCCTCATAAGATCCAGGCAGAGAGATATCACTCTCATTTTCTGCCGTAATAAAATTAGTAGCTGCGTAAGGCCTATATCTTTCTATGTTATCATATCCATTGTATTTTTCAAAAAACACAAATTTTGTAGAGACATTGATGTCAGGTTGTACCACTATATCAAATATATCTGGATTGTCTACCACTCCATCGTCATCATCGTCATAAAATCCCACTTTGACTTTTCTATTGTCTTGATAACCATCAGATTCTTCCACTGTGTCTACCACCTGCCAATCAATTGGATAGCCTATAGCTGATCCTGTGCTGGGCACTGTGTTGCTCTTGAGTATTTTCACAGCGTCTTTGACAGATTTTCCTGTGATATAATCGTAAATTCTTTCAGTTTTATCAAAATGAAATTTATTATTACCTGCTGATTCAAAAATGTAATCCATGGCCCTATAAGTCACAGTGTAGGTATTGCCATCTGTGTGGAATTTAAACCACCAGCTGGCATCCAATGATGCGCCTGTTGCGTCTCCTGCATTGGCTAAAGAAAACACTGAGCTAGCACTTAGATTAGCTGCTGTGATCACTTTCCATTCTGCATTTTCTTCATCGTATCTCAATCCAAATTGCTCATACACTTCAATTCTATCCTGTAGATCTGTTTTCAATGCTGTGTCCAACACTGTGGCAAATTTAGGGAACACAGCACTTAGCACAGCACCGGCTGGTATGGTGTCATTTAAAGTGATTGGTCCTATGCCCGATTCAAGATTTCCGGCGCCATCATTGGATCCATCTCCCACCACTGCTGAGACTTTGGCCCATGCTCTATCCTCTGCTAGATCTGTGCCTGATGTTACCAATCGTCCATTTAAAAATTCTCGAGTGTCTGGAGAAGTAAATTTAATTAGAGCACCTGGTTTGGCATATTTCAAATTACTAGTGGCAAAATCTCCCACTGCTAGTGGTCCGCCTGCTGCAAAATAACCTGTGTTGGTATTGGTACCTACTGTGGTGCTGGTCCAACTCGCTGCCAATGCACTGAGACTTTTTGTACCATATTTGATGTAGAAAAATTGTCTTGAATATGCTTCTGTTAATTTACTTTCCACTGAGCTATTAATGGTATCTAATATTTCGTTCCTGTTTGTGAAAGTGAAAGTGAATTGAGGAGCAGACTCTTCTCTGTACAGTATTCCATCATCTGCAAATATTGAAACATTACTGTAGGCTCCTGTGGGATCTATAATTTCTTTGCTTCTGCTGATACCACTGGCACTTCTATTCACTGATTTAACTTTGATAATTTCCTGTGACGCTGACAGTGGAACTATGTTGTAGTCTTCTGCTGTGATCATTCTATTTTGAGAATAGTATACCTGTGGCGCTTTGGTTCTGATGCTGTCATTGCTCTCTGTGGCAGCAGCATTGTAAATCGATTGCTGTAGAGATCCTGTTATGGTTAGAGTCTGTAATCCACCGTTGGCATCTTGATATTGCATACTATATTGTATATTCTGCATATCTGTAATTTGTATAGAATATTTAGAATTATCACTGATTCTATAATATGCTCTAAATGCTCCTGAAGGTATATTAGCAAAATTTCCATCTCCAAACACAAGATCAATAGTGTCGTTGTTTCTTGTAACCACATTATAAATGTCTCTTATATCTGCAGAAAGAGAATTATAAATTGTATTATTGCCTATAAGATTTGGTACTTGAGTCCATAGTTTTTTTATTTGTCCAAAATCATCTAGACTGTATAACCACACATCATCATTATTAATATTATTAGCTGTGATAGGTTTTATAAAATTAGTTGTGGGTTGATCTATTGTAAAATTGTTTGTTGTTAAGGATCCCTGTTTGAACAAGAAGAAAAATCCTGTATTGGGGCTAGAATCACCTGCACCATCATTTCTATAGACATAATTCATACCGCCACCTGGTATAGGAGCAGATTCATATATTGATTCAGAATTAGATATTGTAGCAGAAGTAATTTCAAAAGTTCTATTAATACCGCTGACATTTTTTGTAAATTGAAATATTGGCAAATCTACATTGGTTGTATTAAAAGTATAAATTTCTGTCTTGATACCTCCAACATTATCTGATTCTTTAGGCTTGCTAAATTTTTGTCCTTCTACATTGGCGGCATTCAATATGTTTATAATCTGTTCTCTATAATTGGCATTGGTTCCATCGTTCCATGCAATTGTGGTATTGGCTAAATTGGTTCCAGAACTATCATTAACTGACTGCGTGGTCCTAACAGAAACTAATTTTAATAATCCTGTGGCAGGTTTATTTCTTTTAGGATTATAATTGATTAATCGAGCTAATCTTAGAATAGAATCTCTTCTGCTGGCTGTCTCTATGAAATTTTCTCTAGCATTAAGATCCACTCTAAAACTCAATGCCTGTGCCACATAAGCAATTAGATCAATCAATGCGATATACTCTGATGACTCTACAAAATCATTAAAATCATCCGGATAGTTCTCTCTCAGATATGCTACCATGGTTCTTCTCAGTGTTTCAAAATCGTAAGATTTGAAATCTGCCTGTTGGAAAGCAGTGTAAATTTTGCGCCAATCTTCGGCTACAAGCAATCGATTTTGTCTGTCAGTGGTGGCCATACTTTAATATACGGATATTTATAGATATTATTAAGTGCGTAGATTAAGAAAGGCGTAAAAGCGAGTTTTCATCGAATGAAAACGTGAGTTTCTCGGTAATATTATAGGGCACATAGGTTATTGTGGCCTGTACGGATATACCATGTTCACTCTCACTCACTATTATGTCCTGTGTGCTGAGTCTGGGATCTGCGTTTAAATTCTTTGCAATATCATCTGCTATGATTTGTTTTAGTGTTTCTGTTAATGGTTCAAAAATAACATCATAGATTATGGTACCAAACTCAGGATTTTCCACTCGTTCTCCCTTGCGTACACTCAATCTATTGATAAGATCTTGTTTGATTAGATCAAAATCGTACAGTTTAAAATTGGTCAGTTCTGCTCGAGAACTGAATCCCTTGAAGATTTGTCTATCTTTATTACCAGAATTTTTATTTACGTATGCCATATTTTATAGATCTAGAAACCCCCCACCACCAAAACCAAAAACACTGCCTATTGATTTTCCTATGCTGGCTATTTCTGTTCCTACTCCATTCACTAAACTACTTATTTCAGTAACAGATGTAATTTCTGATCCAAAAACGTTTTTATAAACATTGTTTACTACATTATAAGTGCCGACTGCTTGACTATAAAGTCCTACTATTTGATTAGCTTGTCCTAATCCAGGAATTGAAATACCGGGTATTGTGGGCAATCCTGTAACTCCGCCTGGAGAAAATATATTACCGCCCCCTGGTGTTGTTCCAAATATATTTCCACCACCAAACGGTCCTTGTGTGGAAATAAAACTACTCACAGGTGTGTTATCTCCGTAGTCAGTATATACAGCATCTCCTGCATTACTGCCAAACAATTTGTCTTTCACTGTATTATAATTTTTTAATATATTGCCTGCTGTGTTTGTCACATTCTTAACTGTGCCTAATGATCCGCTCACTGTGTTTACAGCTGAAGATATTCCTTGATTAAGATTGCCTGCTGAATATAATATGCCTCCTTGATTAACAAATACTTGATTTGATAAAAGATTTACATTTGCTCCAGTTAAAGAATTTACTGTCTGCTGTATGGTGGAACTCACTCCTTCTGCCATTGGAGATATATTAAATGGTCCTGAATCTTTTAATTTGTACAACTTTGTATAGTTGGTGGCGATGTCGTTGGCTGCTTGTTGTATTTTTTGTATATCTCCCGATGGCTGACTATTTGTGCCTCCAGAAACTTTGTTCACTGCTGTTGGTACTTGACCAAATCCTTTTTTCTGTAATTGGCATTGAAGGTCTGCTTGGAACTGACCTACCCGCACTACAGGATTATCGCTCTCTCTATTTCTTTGAGCTATAAATTCTGCTGTACCTGGAACATTTGCTAATGGACTATCGGGGTCTGTACAAACAAAAGTGACCACCTTGTCAAAATGGAATGGATAGGGTTCATGTGTGGGCACTCGCATGCCTGACATACTGATGTTGGCATTCTGATCAACTTTCAATGGACCATATGTGTATTTGTTGGCTGGATTCACATCGGGTATAGCTTCTCTTAGAGTACCTGTGCCTGCAGGCTCTTGCACTGTGGTCCTGTCATAGGTGGCTACTATAGTAGGGCTGGTTGGAATACTATTAAAATGCACTTGACTACCTGTTAAGTGAGTTTGTCCTGTGGACATGTGTATTTGTGTTTCTTTCGCATAAGACACAATAGATCCTTCGGGAGCTTTGGTTGTGATGCTGCCATATCTTGCTTGAGATTGTATGTCATAATCTGCATAAGTTTGTACTGCTCCTCCATCAATTACTAATTTTCCCACTGAACTTAATTTTATTTGTTTTCTAGCAAACATATTGATGTTGGTATCGCTGTGGAAATTCATATCTCCTCTAGATCTAATGTTTACACCGCCGCCGGCATATATGTCTATAGATCCGTTGGCACTGAATTCCATCCAAACGTTGCCTGATCCGTTGGCAAGATATACCACACCCTTGGTGTCATGGAACAACAATTGGTGTCCAGATGCAGATCTTAATCGTATTAATTGATTGTCTCCTCTATTGTCTCCATCATCCATCACAAATGTATGACCGGTTAGTCTATCTAGTATTTCTTTATTTTGAGAATCTCTAACTCCCACTATTTTTTCAGCTGAGCTTGAATCTCTTCTGCCTGGTGTGCTGATACCAAACACATTGCTGGGTGTTTCTCTCCTAGCAGATGATGTGGTTGTGCCTCTCACATTATCTTGCACTAATCCCTGTTGCCTTAGAGTTTCTGCAAAAGGATGTATTGGTCTTTTTAATACTGGATCTGCGGATCTATCGCCTATACTTTCTAATGTATTTCTGTTTATTTCTCCAGCTGGCAATATATCTGTTCCATACATGCTCTGTTTACTGTCACTGTCACCTGATGTCGATGGCATACCGGTTTTGTTAGTGGCAGCTATGCCGGGAATCATGTGATTAACCAATGGATCTTGTATACAACCTATCCAAAATGCCTGATCGGGTCGACCTTCCACAAATATGACCAATACTTTACTGTCTATGTCGGGTGGTACCATCCACATACCATAAGAATGCTGTGATCCTTTGTAATCATAGGGATCTTTGCCTTCAACATATCTTGTGGTTTTGGAGCCATAGTAAGGACTGAGATATTCACAAGTGGTTAATTGTCCTGTGGAAGGTTGATATGTTTTAGTCAAAGAAGGTATATTGACTGCTAATCTTCCCATGTATGTGGGATCTTGGTTGCTCTTAACTATACCCAC